ACCAGCTTGCAAGACAAGCAAGAAGGCTGGAATGGCAGTCAGCCAAAAGAATTTATTTTGTAGTCGTAATTTCCAGTTAATCATATGTTTTTCCTTTCTATTATGGCAATGTTGATGGCCAATCTTCGTCAGTTATATACGAGACAGCACTGACACGAATATCTCCAATATCTCGGTCAGTTGGTACAGGATTTAAGAACTGAAACCTCAGATGGTTTGTGTCTGTATTCCCTCCCAAATACCAAGTGCCATAAACAATTCCATTATCGTTATATATGGTACCAATCAATGAAGATGAACTTCTAAACCCAACAGGAATTGCATGATAATCTATGATCATGCAATTCCTTTCTCTATCAGAAACTTGTTCAAAATATCCTTGACCGCCACGTCTAATCACTCCGAACCAACCCCATGAAAGCCCTCCAAATTGATAAGTAACTAGATTATTAACGCGTCTTATCTTCACGAACGAACTTCCTAATTTTGAAACTGCATTAAGGGTTCTCCATCCAGTATCACCGATTAGGACCTTCCAGCCTGTATTTCCGCTACCTTTCTCTTTAATCCACTTGAGAGCGCCATTGGTTACGTTGACATCGACATAGGTCGTCCCGATTTCGGCTGTGATACGGCCTTCTGGCGAGCCTGTGCCACGGATTTCATGGCCTACGTTGTCTGGTAATGGTAGAGTGACATTATTACCCCCAGCGATGCCGAGGGTATTTCCTGTCAAGGTCAGCCTTGGTTCAGGCTTTTGGTTCAGTACCTTAACATCACTAGCAATTGTCTCAAACTTGCGCTCAAGTCCCCTCAAGCTCTCTTGAGTTTCGGTTACTTGGATTTGCGCATCCTCAGGCGCTGGAGTCCAGTCTGTCGCGACATTGCCTTTTTCAAGTTTAATCCTACGCACAGAGTAGTTATTATTTCCACCGTAGTCATACAAGGCCATCTCTCCCCTCGAATAACGAGAATCATCATTTTGGAAGATAACTGGACCCGTGAATGTGAACCGTTGCCATTCTCTGCTTGGAGTGATGTCTGCACTAGCTTTCAGACCGAAGCGATTATTTTGATAGTGATAAAAATGTAGAGGGCGAATCTCGCCATTTTCATTGATTTTCAAATCAAACGATAGAGTCCAAATTTCCCCGACATTTTCTTGTGAAAGATATGGATGTAGAGGGAACGAGAAGAAACGTGTACTTGTTCGAATCTTCTCTGAATTTCGATAATAGTTTCTGCCACCGACCTGAACTTTCCCAAGTGTCTTCGTAAGATTATCAATCCCTTGCTTGACCTCTGATTTTGTCGCAAGACTGTTCATTTGAGTAGCGATGCGGTTAAGGGACTCTGTATTAGCCGAGATTTTTTCTTGAGAGTTGGCAGTTTGCGTCTTGAGATCCTTGATATCTGTACCAATAGCTGTTGCTAGATTTTCAAGGTTATTCATGGCAATCACGCTTTCGCTGCATTATACGTTGCGACCAAGTCGAGGTTGGCGAACTCATCAATACGACGGCCTAGATCAGCCAATTTCTGCACAACTGCAGTCTCAACATCTCCACTCAAGCTGGCGATTTTTTCAGCGATTTCTTTAAGCGTGTCGAGATTTTCAGGAACTCCATCACCCAGAATATCATTCTTAACGGCTGTTTTAGCTTGTTCAATAGCCTGCATTAAAGTAGCGTTGTCAATCTTTGTATCGATTAACTGCTTCATCATCTTGCTATCCGCTCCCAATGCCTGAGCGAATGCAATCCATTTACTTGTATCCATGTTTTACACCTTTCCTAAGTTATAGTACATGAGCAGGTCTGGAATTTCCGGACACGCTCCACCTTCGCTAAGTTGTCTTTTAACTTCTTCAGCGATGTCCAGCTCTTTGAGAGTATGAACTACCTCAAGAACCAATTCTTTATCCGACGCTTCAATTTCAATGTAAGTTTTTCGATCGCTTGGAAAGATATATCCCCCAACCGAAATTTCTACACGGTATTTACCGCTTGGCAGAATGCTGTCTAAATTAAAACTAACAGATTGATCCTTGACGAGTGCTTTTGTCTTCCAACAATATTTATCTTTTGTTAGGGTTATAAGAGCTTCTTGCCCCTCAAGAGAAGTAATACCACGGAAATTTTCATCTTGCAATTCAAATCCGAAAGTAGAGGACAAATCTCCCTGCTTGACACGAACGCCTCCGTCAACCTGAGTCAAATTAGTCGTATTACTACATCCCATTCCATGCCCCCTTTCTAATCATCTATTAAGACGCCTTCTTTGATATCCAATTTTTCAAAATCGCTGAATAAACGATCTATGTAGCCGTTACCTCCTAGAGTTTTATAGCTTTTATGCATGCTTTCCACTAGTGAGAATTCATCTCTAGAGGTATACCCTCTATTAATAGCACGTCTCATATCACGGCCAAGGCGCAACTTCATGGTATTTAGATGCGCCTCATCGTGAATTTTTAATTTTTCTTGCACTTCGTCGATTTTGGAATTGCTATCTTTAGCGGTAGTCTGGACATCTTTAATCTGTTTCTTAACATCGGTTAGTTCCGAAACGATTTTCTCCGTCTCTTCTTTGGCTTTTTTCGGCAATTTGTAGCTGAGCCAAGCGATGATAATTGGTGAAGCCGATGGTAGCACGTTCATGAAGAAATGTTCTATCTGTTGTAAGACGTCCATAAACACCTCTCTAGTTCGCCAAATGGCTCAAGCCAAGACGTTCCAATTCTTTGCGTACACGATCTCGGAAGCGTTTATTGACAAATGAAAAGTCAATCGCCCCACGTTTAAGCAGGTTGATATACATGTCGATTTTAGCTTGGTCTAATGTAATCTTACTCATTGTTGCTACCTCCATGGTTTTCACTAGTGCTCGCTTCGCTTGTCGGTGTAGGAATTTCATGTTCTGTCTCGCTTTCTGTTGGTTGTTCTACTGCTGCTGCAGGTTGTGTAGGTGCTTCTGCTACTGGTTGTTCAGTAGTTGGTTGTGCTGGTGCTGGTTCAGATACGACCACGTTTGGAACTCCGTTTGTGGCTACTTCTGTAGCTGGTTGGGGTTCTGGTTGAACTGGTGGAGTTACTGGTGCAGGTTCAGCAGGCTGGGTTTCTGGCTCGGCAACGTGAGGCGCTTCCCCATGTCCCTCTGCTTCGTCCTCATGCTCATGATCAATACCGTTGTGTTTCTCAAGCACTTCCAAGCGTGCAAAGATTTCTTCGATATCGTCAGTATTATTCAAGCTGATCTTCTGCATACCTTCCATAAGCTGATTGGCTTGTTCAAGTGCTGCAGTCGTTTTAGCCAATTGTTCTTGGTTTTTGACAATAGCACTTGTAGGGTCTAATTCGGTCCGTAGAATCTCTTTGACTGCTTCAATGAGCATTTCATCTGTATCACCTAAACGGTCACCCTCTAACTCACGAGTGAAAAAAGTAAACGGCTTGTCACATTGAATAGAGACTTCCGTCTTGCCAACTCTAAAAAATTTATTTACTAATACAAATTCCATGTTAAATTACCTCTTTCCCTTTTTAGAATAAAATTGAAAACGATTATTACGATTAGACAAAAAATTACTTTTATCTGCTGAATTGTAAAACTCTAAAGTAACTTTGTAGTAAGACCTGCTGTTCCAGCTATCAGTATAAATTTCCGCTGTCGCTGACTTGATTAATATTGTTCGACCTGCAATGATTAACTTACCATTGCCCCAACGACCTGTATTTCTATATTCATTCCGTTCCACTACCAAAGAAACAGTTGATTCTCCGCCACCACTAATCGAAATTTCTTCCGAGACATCTATTTGTTTTACAAACATCGACTTCTCCCAAACCAACTTTGAACCAACATATCGCTCTATGATTTCATGTCCTCCGACATATATTCCTTCTCTTTTAGCCATAGTATCACCTACTCATACACATCATAGATTGTGTTCGGGCTCATACACATCATAGATTGTGTTCGGGTCTTTTGTACTGATTGCATTATACTGTGCCTTTGACCCATACCAATACTTCATTTGCTGGTTTCCGTTTTGGTTTACAAATTTATTTGCGATTACTTCGGACGGTGTACTTGGAATCCCAAGCGCTGATCTGTTTACTCGCAAAACACCCGAGCTATCGACTGTAATCGTTGAGTTATCAGGTCGTACTACACCAGCCTGCCCACTAGTTGCAGTCTTAGCTTTCAACACACCATTTGACACCTCTGTCGTCTGATTATCAGGTCTGACGATACCGTTTGAGTTCGACGTAGCTACTGATACATTGCTACTGATTCCATTTTTTAATGTCTGCACAGATACTTTCTTCAACCCACGACCATCATGAATCATGATGTTGTCCGAGTTGTTGACCTGATTAGCCTGTGGCAAATCAGTTACTTTTCGTGTCTGTGTACTAATTACTGCCATCTTATACCTCCATAATATATTTCCAATCGGCAACAATCACATGACCGTTTTCATCAGCAAGCAAGGTATGTTCTGTACCGTCGTCTGTACGAATCGGAGCAGTGAAGTCATTCTGTAAGAACATGTACTCGATAGCATTTAGTCTATCTTCGTGCTCCTGAAACTCACGCTTCAAAGCCTCTACTGACTCATAACTTGCTTGTCTAACGTTGTCTACGTTACCCAGACCAACTTGGTACTTCGTAACGCTATGTGGATTGTTGCGATTGTTTAAGTGATTTTGAAAATCAACTTTACTTGCTTGTTCGACGTTTGCGACATTCCCTAGCCCCACTTGTTGTTTCGTCACATTGTGTGGGTTGTTTCGGTTATTGATGTGACCAGTTAGGTCAACTTTCTCAGCCTTGCTTCTAGTGACCTCGTCAATCTTTTCAGGAAGACCGTCAATATCAGATACCCTATGACGATGGGTTGAGTCGGCTTTGTTTTCCCAACGTTGCGCATCTTCAGCGCCGATAATATCTCTTGACCTCCAGATTTTAGCCATCTGTTAGCACCTCCAGTCTATATTTGAATCGGGTTGTTGTTTCAATCGGAACGTACACATCAATGACAGACTGAGGTACGTTTGAACTGTCTAGCAATTCAATCTTATTGATTTCTCTGATTGAGTCTGGTACCAAGAAATCAATCAAAACAAAACGTTGCTCTCGTTGTTTCTGTATCGTCACGATTTGATTGTTGTTCAACCTTGCTTTGTTGATTTTAGCTAGTACGGTTTCTGTAACTGTATTTAGTAACGTTTCTTTAATCATTGAATAAAACCTCCTCCTGTGGCCCTTCATATTCAAAAGGTGTCACTCCTACAACTGCATACCCTGCTCTAGCAAAATCTACTGACGTCTTGAATAACCGTTCTTTCAACTTAACTCGTTCTGTTACTGTTGGGATATGCGTATATCCCATATTTGCTGGCTTGATTGCATTGACAAAGATAACTGACTCTCTGAAAAGTCCACTCGTTTCTGCACCAGACTCAATCAGTAGGACCTGATTAGCGAAATCTACTGAAGCCTTGTACTTTCCTTTTCCGAAAAGGTCGTCCAATTTGCGAATTAAAAACCACCATGAAAATGGTGGTCTCATATTAATCCGCAACAAAACACGCTCTCTTCTCCACTCTAACGTATCGTCAGCGTGGGCAACAATACCGTAGACTTCTTCAAATTTCGTTAACGTAGGGACATCGCAGAGCATAATGAACTGATTCTTGATGAACTGTTCTAACGAGACAGTCCCGTCTTTAAACAGAGCGTTTTCAACTCGAACTAGTTCTTTCATATCTTTGACACCCTCGTAGTAGCCTGGAACGTATTCAGATAAGTTTACTTCTTTTACCATTAAACCATCCTCACTGTTCCTTTATACGGCAATTGTTGTAATTGTCCTGTAAAAACAAGTGCTAAATCAGCTTCACGGTTGTTCAATTTCATCTTATCAACGTTTGCGATACCTGTAATGGTCAGTAACTTGGCCATTAACTGCGAGCGATAGATTTTCATGCTGTAGGTGTTGACATCTGAGTATTGCGCCCAGTTCTTTCTCAAGTCTAAGAAATACTGGTCTAGAGCCTTGTCTACCAGTTCTTTTACTTGATTTAGCTGATATCCTGTCATCAACTCAAGTTTAAACTCAATATCAATCGGGAAGCGTGTCGCAGTCGTAACCGTCACACGATGATTGATAGGAGCAAGTCCAACTCCTTTTCCAGTATATTCTAGTGGATCCAGAACGTTTTGCACCTTCTTGATTGTCTCAGTAGATGCCAAGTTCAAGTCGTTGTCTAAAACAACCACTTTAACAGTTCCCGAGCCATTCCAAACTGGATAAACCTGAACTGCACCAACACCGTCAATTTCACGGACACGCTGAACATACTCAATGAAGTTGCCACCAAAAGGTTTCTCATTGACGTAAATCAAGAAACGCTTCCGCAATTCATCGTCGGTTTCTTCATCTTGGCCAGATGTAACGATTTCCCCTAAGACCGCAGTAGCGAGGTTTCTGTAGTTCTCCAAGGGCAAGATATTACCATAGTAGCGATTTCCGACAACGCCAGCCGTCTCACACTCTACTTCATACTTGCCAGCTACATTAGTTGCACGAACTACCTTGTAGATGAGTGCAGCATCGTCAATTGTCGCAAAGCGAGAACCTAGAGCGATTTGTACACCTTCTTTTCTCTCGTTTTTAAACTCCGCAAAGCGTACCGCTTTTTTTGAAGGATAACGATGTAGGCCAAACTCTTCAACCTTATAGTCTAAGTATTGACCGATAGCAGTCTGTGGAAATGTATCTAGCAGTAGATTTTTCAACTGCAAATAAAAACCAGCTAACTCGTAACAAGCAGGCGCTAATGCGTCATAGATGATAGACCCTTCCCGTGTATCAATATTTTCATTGACGCGAGAAAGAGCGTCAATCATCAGATAATCAAACGTGTATTTTTCTAAGAAATCACCTATCATTAATCAGCGTCACCTCCTTTTCAACTTTAAATAAACCAGATATGGTATGGACTTCAAAGACACAAAGCAAGCTGTCTTTGGTTTGCTGCTCGATGAAGAAATTTTGGACACTTTTAATTCTTGTATCAACTAACAAGGCTTGAGAAATTGTTCTCTCAAGGTCAGCTTTTACAAAATCATAAGGTTTTCCAATCAAGCGCTCCAATTCTACTCCGTAGTTTGAAGAGTAGATGACCCACTCAAACCGTTCTGTAAGCAAAATCTTTTCAACTGCTTGCCTCATGGCTTCTAAGCCGTCAATATATCCGTGTATTCTGCCATTTTTAACTTGATAAGTGTAGGATGGCAAAACAACTTCTTCGATGTTTCGTATATCTACCATCTTCACTCCATCCTTTGTAAAACGTAGTATAATTGCCCGTTCTGGGCTTTAATCATTAAGACTTTGTCTCCTGCTTCAAGATCACGAAAAACAATCCATCTCTTGTTATCCCCTTCAGTATCTCCAGTGCGTAGTTCTTTAACCATCGGACTTAGAACTAAAAAAGACTCAGGGATTTCAAGTTTATTATTAACCTTGATTGTTAAAGGAGAAACAGATGTGACAGAGCCAAAAACAATATCTGTTCTGTCTGTCCCATCATCTACTCCTTGCGCCAAAAGGCGTGCTAATAACTCTCCTGCCATTATTCCAGCGTCCTCAATTCTAAATCCATTGTATGCACCTTGTCCCACTTGTGGGTACATTTAGAGATGATGCCAAGACTGTTCTTCTTAATCCCTTCAGACTCTAAATCAGCAAAATCCAGCACAACACTGTTACCTGCACTGATGCCAAGATGACCTAAGCAAGGGACTTTAAAAGTCTTTTTAGGATGATTTTTAGCTTTCAATAAGAGTTCAGCCTTCTGTTGAATCTGACTCTCATTCATCTTTTCATCCACTTTCTCGTGGTACTGCAACTTACCCCAAAGAGCAACATTCTTGGAGTCTTTCACGACGTAAACTTCACGCTTTTTACTCTCCTTATTGTCTTTAGTCAGCTTTACATAGTTGAAACTATCATCTATAGAACCTTCATAGTCAAAGTCTGTCGCTACGCTATCATCACCAATCACTAAGTCAGTAATCAGCGAATTTAGCGCTACATGTTCAACTGTACCGAAGTTATCTCTGATGATGTACCACATGCCACCATGAATCAACGTTAAGTCCAAAGCGTTCTGGATCATCGCAAAATAAGTTTTTTTATCCTCGATTTTCTCCGGACACGTCCAGTTTCCCTCATCAACAACTTTGTACTCAAGTTCTGATATTTCGCAAATCTTACTAAAGATTTCATGACTCTTAGAGGCTTCAAACACGATTGTGTCAGTGTTTTTCAGATACCTCATTCTGTCATAAGCAGTAACCGACCATTTCTTGGCTGATTTCCGCTTTTTCTTGAAAACTTTTCCGTAAAAAATGCCCTTATCATCCACCTTGAAGCGAATAACATCCCCAAAGTTACAAGCAACCTGCGAGTCTATAATCATATCAAACTCAAGTTTCCCCGGCTGAAAATCAATACTGGTTTCCCATTTGACACCTCCGACCAACTCAGTGATATCAAAGACTTTACCGTCATTCACATCTTGAATTAGAAATTCCATCATAGGACTTGCACCGAATCAGCAGTAACCCAACCACGCCAACCGCCATCAAGCATAGTAACGTGATAAGGATGCGACCCTTTCATATTGATATAATTGACAAGTCTAGTTGCGTTTGACTCGGTTTGACCTGGGCCTTCTCCGTAACTATCTCTATGCAGCTGCCCATTGACGAGCACCTTTGTACCGATAGTCACTTCTTTCTTAGTTGAGGGAGCTTGCTCTTTCTGAGGCTGACTAGCTTTCTTCTCCTCTGATACCTTCTTCTCGATTTTTACAAACCTAGCCTTGGCCATCTTGTACTCTTTGAAAGTGATGTCGTAGTAAACATCCTCATGAATACCAGCTTTTCTTTGTTGCTCAAAACTCTCAACTGTCGCAAGCATATTGATACCCACGCCAGAGATAATCAAGCGACAAGGTTCTTTCCCGTCCATAATTTTCTTTAAGAGTCGGACATAGGTTTCAGGCGTTCCTGATTTATTCAGGACATAAGAGCAAAAAGTATCTCTAGGGAAGAATGAAGTGAAAGTAACCTCAGAGAGTTTGGGAAAACTCATCTGGGTTATTTCTCCTAGCGCAATACTCGTTGTGGACTCGTTATTGGCGCTATTCTTCGTTTTTAGCTCTTCTGGATTGACAGGAAGTTGTGTGACCTGACCTTTGTACTCTACGAAAATACCAATCGCCATTTCTTTCTACCTCCTACGCAATTCCTAGGTCGCTATCGACCAATCCGATAATCTTTTCTTCAATCTTGCCAACTAGATCATTGATATCTTGTTCAGTAGCGCTATTTTTAGACTCGTAATTGACACTAACTTGAGGTGTTAGGACTTGGTAATCAATGATGTACTTACGTTCTGCAATATCACGCATCATCTTGATATCTTCGTCTTTCAGCTTGACTTCATCTTCAATCTTACCGACGTTCCCAATGTTCTTGCCTTTACCTAACTTGTCTCCAAGACCTTTGCCACCGCCACCTTCCGGAGCACCTGCTCCTGCTGGCGTTTGGTTCATTTGGTCAAATTTAGAAGCAAGTTCGTCTTGTTTCTTCATTTTGTCTCCAAATCCATTCATAGCGTCACCGATGCCATTAAAGAAATTCTTTGTTTTTGAGTATGCTACTGCAGAATCAAGTAAAGGGTTCTTCAATCCTTCTGTTGGATTGTGTAGTTCTAAACCTTTTCCTTTCATACCAGCAAAAGAAACTTTTTCAGGAGCAGAACCAGGATCTAAACCATCAGCTAGTCCTCTAATTGAGTTGCCAAGTCCTCCATTGTATGACATAGCACCAATTTCACCGACCTCTCCTATTTTAGGAGCGCCGGGGATTTTATTTATTGCCTTTATAATCCAGTTTATAGCCTTAATAGCCATATTGGCACCGGCTATAAAAGCATTACCTATAGCTGTAGCAACATTAGCTGCGCCATCTGCGACTGCTGCAAATGCACCTAGAACTGCTTTAGCAAGAGTGGCAAATGCTTTCTTAACTGCCCAAACAGCCATTAGAAATGTGTTTGCGATTGCTTCAGCGACTGTTATCACTACATTCCAAATTCCTATAAAGACATTGATAATCAGAGAACCTAAGAATATAAACAAGTTGATGATGAATAGTATGACATTGTATACTGTTTCTCCGATGTACACAAACACACTAATAATGGTAGCCGCAACATCTACAAAAGAAATACCCAACTCACTCAAAGCGCCCGCAATTGCAATAACAATTGCGATGATTAAGAGTATTTGCCAGTTAGCTATTGCCCATGCAGCTGCAACTGCCAAACCTGCAATGACACCCACTGTAGCCAAAAGTTCAAAAGCAGTAATTACAAAATTAGCGTGTTCTGTCACCCAGTCCCAGCCTGCAACAAAGAGATTAAAGAGCCACATAGCTATCTGGCCGATCGCAAACATAGCAGTTTCTAAACCTGCCATGAAGTTTTGTCCAGCGGTACTGTTTATAAACTCTTGCCATGCTTGAATTAAAGGCTGAAATGCGTATGAAGCTACGTTGCCAATCTGAGTCATCATATCAGCAAAAGTCATCGGCATTTTCGCAAATTCAGCGTTTGTTTCAACTGCTGAACCAAGCAGAGCGTTCTTAAGAGTATCTCCGGTTAATTGACCATCTTTAGCCATTGCCCTTAGTTGCCCAACACTAACGCCAAGGTGTCTAGCTAGTTTTTGGGCAACAAGCGGAGCGTTTTCCATCATAGAATTGAACTCATCACCACGAAGAACCCCTGAAGCAAGCGCCTGTGTGATTTGAAGCGTCCCTGCTTTTTGTTGCTCTAAGCTTGCACCACCGATTTTATACAGTTTATTCAACTGTTCAGCGAATGCAATAGCTTCATCGTTACTTTTAAAGGCTTCTCCAGCTTGTGAGCGTAGTTTAGCCACTGAGTCTGCCATGATACCGAAACCAGTCCTTGAGCGTTGTGCTGCTGCCATGATACCGTCTTTAAGTTCTTGGCCAGTTCTTGTTCCATCTTCTATCGTCTTAAGCCTTGCCATGGTCTGAATATAATCATCGCCTGACTTAATCAGACCACTCATTAAATTAGCCATTTGCCTCAAGGCTTGAATAGCAACCATGAAATTCAAAGCACGAGAAATAGAAGTCATTCGCCCAAGCATGGATGTAGCAACGCCTAAGCCACCAACAAGAGGGCCAGTCGAAGGAAGTTTAGGAGCGATAGGTGCAGCCGGTTTAGGTGCTACAGGCTTAGGCATGACAGGCGTCACCGGTTTAGGCGCTACAGGACTAGCAACTTTAGGCGCATTTAGATTTTTAGGCATATCTGCTTTGACCTTAATCGTTGCAGTCTGCGTCATCTTCTTGACACGCCTATCCAACTCGCTAAACTTTCCGATAGTTCGGTCGATTGTATTATTAATACTGTTCAATGAACTAGAAAATTTATCTTTAAGAGTTAGTGTTTGTGTTAATGTAGTCATCTTCTACCGTCTCCTCCTTCCTCTGCTTTTTCTTTCCATTTCTTTGTGTTCCTTTTCTTCTGCTTCTACTCGGATATCGATAAAGGCAAAAATCAAGGCTTTTTCACGCTTGGATAAGCTATCCAAAAAGGACGGAGTCCAGTTGAATTGATGCAAACAGTAGTAAGCATAACTCAACTCTGCGTCCCCGTCCTCTAGTCGTTTTTTGCTTCTTCGACAAGATCATTGATATCTTCATCAAATCCGTTAAGCGACTGGATTTCTTGCATCAGGGTAGCATATTCCCCAATCTTCAACATAGCTTTCAAGGTTGCTGCTTCATCTCCAACAGTACGATAAGACTCTTGTAGTTGAGCGTCTTTTAGGTCTGGCGTAACAACGCAAGCAGACATCAAAGAGTCAATGTACTTATCGTTGTTGAACTCAGGAATAGCCACACCTTGACGGTTTTTCTTCTTGATTGTCGCACGTTTCTTTAACGTATCATTTAGACTTTCGTCAATACTACGAATGACAAAAGGAGATTTGAAACGCTTAAGGTGTACCTCCTTTGTTTCTTCCTGCTGAACGTTTTCTAATAAAAAGTCTGAAATTGCCATTTATCTATCCTCTTTCTAACCTAATTTAGGCGCATTAAATTTTTCCAAGATATCCACATCTTCAAAAGTAAAGTTGACTTCTTCTTCCAAGAAATCTTCCTCAACTTTTAATTGACCCATCACAACTTCATCAAGGTTACATTCACGCAAGATAGTTGTTTGACGACCGATTGAACTTGTCGCATCGTCATTAGTCACTTGGATATCAAAGAATGTATCACGACCATTCTTCATGTAGTCCAACATCATTTCCTTGAATGTTGAAGTGACACCGTAGATGGTCATCTTGCCTTCTCCCTTGAAACCAGTCGCTTTTACTTGCGTACCACGTTTGTTAAGGGTGCGGACTTCTTCTTTGTTTTTCTTAACTGTCGCTTCAAGTTCCTTGATATAGAACATGAACTCATTTTTTCCGTCGATGTGAATAAAAGCGGTACCTTCCTGACCGCTGATTACGTCACGACCTTTTAAAAAAGCCATACTATCTCCTTTCCTACTCTACTGTAACTGTCATGTACAGTTTTTCCATACTGTCTACTGGTTTCACTTTGACGTTAACCACTACAGACTCTTTCAACTCACCACGTAGCACCTCGATGTCTTCCACTTTGAAGTCTTCAATAGCACCACGAGCTTCAAGGTCTTTGAAGTAGCGAATACGGTTCGCTTTGAACGCTTGACGTCCATCTTCGTTGTTGCTTACTTTACCAAGGAAATACTCAGAGAAAGCATAACGAGTATCATTCACGATATCGTCCAATGTACGCAAGATGCGGTTCTTACGGAAGTCTTGGTTCTTCTCGATCGTGAAGCTGACGTGTGAGTTGATATCTTGTTCAACTACTGCACGGCCACGACGAGCAGTAAAGACAAACTGCCCTTTCAAAAGTGCATCTTCTGTCTCTGTATGGCTCAAACGACCTACAACATCAACAGAATCTTCGTACTTCTCATAAGTCAATGATTTCTCGACACCAGCATTTGCGCTTGCTGCTGCAACCCATACCGTCGCTTTAGTCTTGTCAATAACTGTCTTATCAGACAAGATAACACCGTTTTTAACGTTGATGACTGCTTCACTGTCTGCGTCAGAGTCCGCAACAACCAATTGAGCACCAAGTCCTTCGTCTTCACGCATACGTTTGATGAAGTTGATAGCTGCTTTCTTGATAGAAGCGTCTTCTACTGGCAAGGCCATATAGTTAAACTCAACTGTTTCAAGCGCTTTGAAGTATTCTGAATAGTCTTGAGTTGAGACTGCGCCGTCAGTACCACCAGTTAATTTAGCACCAGCTACTGCTTGCAGTTCGCCAGTTCCTGAAAACTCAACTAGATCATTATTTTTCAAATCAGCCAAGACTTTTACAGTTTGCGAGTCCATAACAACCGTATCAAGGAATGTGACAACATCAAATGAACTTGGGTCGTCTACGTTTGTTTTGACTGTTACTGTGATGTCATTCCCACGGACACCGCTATATTTGGCTTGAGCCGTTACGTTGTCTGAAAGGCTTACGTTTGCCTTTTCGCCCGTATTCAGACGATAAAGCAAGACTTCACTAACACGTTTGAATGCTTCATTCAGCAACAAGAGTTGTGGGCTTTCTTGCTCATAACCTAGCTTCTTAAATAGGTCCTCACCACGTCGGATTTTCATCAATTTCTTTGATTGACCGAAACTGAGTGCCAGCGGTACTGTTACGACACCGTCACCGCCAAGGCGAGTCATTGCGATGTCTTTTGATTTGACGTTAATGTAAGCACCTGGTCTTACTTTATTTTGGCGTTTCCAAATTCCACCTGCCATTACTTAATCTTCCTTCCTAGTTCGTATTCTAGTTTTGCTCGTGCTTCTTCCAAGCTATAAGACTCTTCTGGATTTAAAATAGCTCCCAAGATGTCTTTTTCTCCGTTGGTAAAAGCGCTACTTTCCAAAATGTCCGCAGTAGGGAACACAATTCCGTCTACATTATCCATCTTTTACCTCTTCTTTCACTTTCAATTCACGTTGTTTGATATCTTCCTCTTCTAACTTCAAGCGTGTGCTTGCGTTAAAAATACAATGCAGAACATTGTCAACCACTTCATACTGACGGTCAAATAAATGAATCGTCGGCAAGTGCAAGAGTTTATAACTCAATTCTTCTTGCATTGCTAAACACTCGCTACGCTTTTTCTTGGGAGGAAAATAAGACAAATCCACTTTAGAACGTACTTTCACATACTTATTAGCTTCTGGAGTGTACTTAGTATCAACCACATGGATAAAAAAACAAGGCTCTTTAAAACCTTGCTCTACTTCATCCAGATAAATCCTGATGTCAGGATATAATCCCTTAAGGTGACTAACTAACTCCTCGACTAACCGAAAGCCTTTATTTGCCATTTCCTAACACTACCTTTCTCATAAAGCCATCATACTTATCACGAACGCGCTTCTCCATATCGTTCTTAGTATCTTCAACCGTTTTATGAAGGAAAAATTGCCCTGGAACAAATCCACCATTGACTGTTTTATGCCCATACTCAACGTGTGGGGCATAGTAGACCTTGTTATAAACTTTCTGCTTATAAGTCCGCCCAGATACTTCAATACGGCTTTTAGACCAGCCTTTTTGTAAGGTTCCGCCTTGTTTACCATGAGCACTTGCCCAAAATTTGACGTGTTTGCCATCTTTGGTTGTGAACTCCACCCAATGATCTGTATAAACACCGACAGGCGTTCTCTCTTTCACTTTGGATTTTAGTTCTGTACCTTCATAATTCAAGGTTTGTCTCATAAATCGGTCTACTTTCGCATGATTCGCATTCCTGTTGAAGTTGTTAGCAAACTTAGCGAAACTACGATAATCAAAACTGCCACTCATGACTTGCCCTCTAGCTTTATAGCAATTTCTTGATGTGACCAATACTGACCAATAGGCACATTAGAACGTGTAAACACTTTAACGTGCCCATTTCTATCAGTCACCTCAATCTTGCAACCTGCAGGGATATCATAGACAACTGAGCAAAAGAGTTTCATATCATAGCCGTTAGCTTGATAGTCGCTCCCGTTCGTTGAACTATTGCTCATTTGCGAAATCCTGCAAGGAATGTCCTCTAATAGCACGCTTTCTGACATACTGGTCAAACCGTCTATCTCTTGCTCTGTATAACCTTTAACCGTCATTTTACAGTCATACAAGGAATCAAAGACTGTCTTAGCATATTCGGTCATAGTAGCTTTCTAAAACGATTCAACTGACGCTTGTAGCGCTCAAGTGATGACGGCACTTGTTTCATTCGTTGAATCATTTCATAAGGACTAACCTTTTCGATTGTCGTATCACCCATTTTGATACTCTTGACCGAAAAGTCGTCTGCGTCTGCTTTTTCAGCAAGAACGCTTTGCTCCTTGACCTTGTCCAGTAAGTCGTTCGTCATGTCTATCCATACGTTCTCTAAACGTCCAGGCACACTGTCTTGGTGAATATAATTCAAAATCTCGTTTTCTGTTTGGGTCAAAGCGTAGTGCAGAACTTCCATATCTTTGAAATAATTATCCTGACGCATTTTCCGAACGCATGAGATCAAGTACATTGTGTTGTCTTGTTTCAATTCTTGAATCATATTCTGTTACCCAATCTATTTGCCAATTTTGTGTTTCAAAGCGATAATACCGATGTTCTTAGGCTCATAAACACGTTTCCAGTTCTTGAATTTAGCCAAGTCAGCGTTTGATGGAGTGATGTTTCCAGCATCCACTTCTGCGCCAGTCCATTTCACACCGTAAGGGTGCATAACAAGAGCACGACGAGTGTAAATCATGTCGTTACCTTTAGCAGCTTCACGAGAGGTTTCGAATGTAGTCAATCCTGATGGATTTCCTGTATTGAGACCGATTGAACCTGTGCGGAAAAGATATGAAGTATAGATATCTCCTGTTGGTGCAATACCATCATCGATAATGACACGGTAGCCAAGGTAGGTTGGAATGTTGATGGTCGCAGTTGTTGGCTGGATGTATTGAATCAAGTTGTCTTTTTGTAGTTTAGTGTAAACCGCTGAGTGCATAGCAATCGCAGTAACTTGATCAGCAGAATCCCCAAGCAATTGTTTGGCGTCAAGTACCATAGCTGCATCAATACCGGTAGACGCTTTTGATTGGTCTGATACGTGAGTTTCTTCAAGCGCACCTTTCTCACCACCTGTTCCAGTAGCAAAGATACCATTCAAGGTAGCAATCAAGGCTTTTTGGTCTTCACGTAGCCAATAAGCACCGATACGATTCAAGATAGCACGTACTGGGTCAGAACCGGCTACAATACCAGTCAATTCGTTAGCAGCCCAACCACGTCCACGGTAAAGAACGCAGGCGATGTCTGCTCCAGCAGTAATTTTTCCTGTTTCTAGGGCTTTGTCGCCGTTTCCGAGAACTTCAGAATCACCAGTAAGGTCATTCCAGAAAGGCATGTTGACCAAAAGCCCACCAGATGTAATGTTTTCAGAAACACGCTCGTCTGATACTGCAATACCACTTTGAACGAAAGCAGATTTAGCAGCTGTGTACTGTTGCATGTATGCATTGTACTGTTGAGGTGTAATCGTGTCTAGAATTTTTGTAAGTTCATTAGCCATTAGTTATTTTCTCCTTGTTGTTCTAAAAATTGAGTTAGGTTAAAGTTAGGATTGCTCATAGCAGTTTCCCAATTCCCTAAATTAGCACCTTGCCCATCGCCTTGCTTTGGCTCATATTGGGCTTGTTTTTCCCCGGTAAAGAGATATGGACTCTTGGCACGCTGAGCCTCTATTTGCTCATTCAAGCCAATCAATTTGCCATCTTTTACAGAGATTTCGTCTTTGTTTAAGATTTTTTCAAAAATTTCTGCGTCTCGAACGCCAGCTTTTGTCAACTCAGCATCGATTAAGCGAGATTTGTTCTCATTTGCTAGTTTCGTCTCAAGCGCTTCTGTATCTTGTTTGTACTTTGCTTGTAAGTCCTCTAGCTTTTGCTGAATATCTTCAACATCTGCGCCTTTTTTCTTCAAATCATTCAAGTCTTTGTCACGTTGTGTCAGCTGTCCACGCACGCTCTCTAATTCGCTTTCTTTACTTGCCACATCATCCTTTAACTTTTGGATATCCGCACCATGCAAAGCGAAGACTTGAGAAATTTGGTCTTCAGTTAAGCCGATATTTGCCAGTTGTTCTTTTTTCATTTTGAAAATCCTTTCCTCTACGCTAGGCTTTTTAGGTGTTCTCCATCACCAGTCGCTCCGCTTTTGTTAGGACTACGGACTTGTCCAATAGTTGAACCTTTTAACGCCATGCTCAGGGCGATTGTTTATAATCTTTCCTAGTTGTATAATAGACAAAAGGAGGTGAGATTATGAAAAAATCTGAATTGGAAACTTTAATTTCTAAGAAAAGCCAAGAAATTTTCACTCAAATGGCTAAAGAAATAAAAGAAAATTATATTGATAATCCTGATAAGTCAAAATCCGATGAATTTGCTTATCTCCAACTAGATTATCCAATTGAAGTTTCCAAACGTCTAATATATAGCGTATTGTCAGAAGTTCTTACTATCGATTAGTTTATTAATTGAATTATGTAAGTTTCTGATTTTGCGCTGTTCTTCTATGTGTAGCACTAGCTTTGTTGTAATGACGGTTACAGCAATTGTTAGTGCTATTTTTGTATACATCCTCAAAGTAATACCTCCAGCATATAAATTTAACCGTACGGGATTCCATACGGTTAGGGCATAAGAAAACCGCCTCGATTTCGATGCGGTTAGGTTATTTTTTAATTTCTTTGATTACTTGTTTTACAAATGCTATGATAAACAGCATTAAAAACAAAAATACCAACCACCCAAAAGCGATTGATACCCAATCCCAAATAAACATATCTTTACTCCTCTACTTTTTCGTATGTTTCTTTAAAGATGTCAGGTTTGCATGGATAAAATTCACCTTGCACACCTTTGATAATGTAGTCACCTTCTGTTGCAACCATCAATCCTTCAAGCGTTTCGATTTTTAAAAGAGGATTTTTTAAGTCTGCGTAATCAATCCGTACTGGATCTAATCCAAAATCGCATAGCTCATCTATAGCTTCTTCTGTATCTAAAAACTGCACGGCTTCAATCACTACTGGTTTTTTACGGTATTTCATTTTTTACTCCTTTTTAAGCATAAGAAAAGCACTTAGATTTCTCTAGGTGCTTATTTATCTAATTGGTAAGCCTTTTGCGTAAGCTTCTTTGGCCTCCGCAAGGGTCATTTCATTAGGGCCGCCATCTATATTAGTTTCTCCTGTATTTTGCCACTGACAGACGTCACAGATGTCATACACTGCTGTAACAGTTCCACATACTGGACAATGTACATATTCTCGACCATCAATGATCATTAAATTCTCTTTCCCAGTCTTGCTCATAATAATCAACTCCTTTTTTCGGTTTCAATATTGTTGTAATACGTTTACTACGATTATCGCCTAAAACATATATATTATTTTCTACATCATATCGTACTCTACGCATTTCTGTATCGTAACCGAGTATATTCTCGTTTATCGTCTTAGACAACAAATTCTGTCCGATATGAAGATAATCCTCTTTTGTGATATCTCCGAACTCGACTCTATGTTTTTTATAATGACCATCAAAAGATTTCTCGGTAGGAAACTTAGATTTTGTCCATCTGATGCGGTCTTTTAGTTCCTTGTATCCCTCAACATCATTATACTTCAAATCATAGAAGCCTGCAAATGTTTTGGGCATATTTTGAGAGCCTAAAACCTGCCTATAAGCTATGAACTGCTCCTTGGTTCTGCGGACTCTGTCCTTTTCCAATCGTTCAGCTTGTAGCTTGTCCTTGATAGCAGTCTGGCCATATTTATCAAGTTGTTGCTTTCGCCAATCCTTGAAGGTCTGACCACTTTCAACCTCATAGCCTTTCCCTGTTTCAATATCTCTTGCATAGCGTTTCCCACCTTTTTCTAAGGCAGGAACCGTCGTACATCGACAGTGAGGGTGCATAGTAGGGTAATTTACACCTTTCTCTGCATCCTTAACAAGAAATACCTTACCATCCAACTCACCACAAATAGGGCATGTGTGAACCTCTAAGGTCGCTAGATACCTGTACTTCTTGATATTGTCGTCTTGGTATTCATCTAATGTTGCCTGAGCCTGAATTCCGTTCGTTTCCGTCTGCAAAACGGTCACTGCACGATTACGAGCACGGTCGAACTCAATTGCTAGAAGTTTACTAGACTGGTCTATCGGATAGCCTCGGTTTAAATCATTGGTTACAAGTGATTCTACTCTACTAACCAATTCGTCCATATTGCTACCCCAAACACGCTCAGAGAACCGCTTGCCTTTGAAGTTTTCGTTGATAGCCTTTTGAAGATACTCTTCTTCTAGGCGCTCAGGCTTGAAATTCGGTTCTCTTTTGGTCTGTTTATGGTAGTTGTAAGCACGATTTAAGTAGGTTTCTTGGTAGGTTTGCTTGAGATGTGTTTCTATTCGCTTGTTGATTTTACCAGTCATTTCAGCGATATCCATCTCAACGCCAGCAAACAAGGCATCTGCATTTGTTTTGACCTTTATTGACCTTGACCACTCTGTTAAATCAGGATGTTTCTTAACAAAACCAGCAATCTCTTGCTTGGTTTTTAATTGGTCAGTCTTAGTCAAGGATAACAGATAAAATGGTAATGAGTCGCTACGATTTTTAGATACCCTCTCAAACGCCTCTAAACGCCCTGTAATGCGTTTTAGTGTTCTGTGGTATAAATTATCGATGTAGTCTATTATCTCGCCGAGGTCGTCAATCTGAGCCAGCTCGTATAGCAATCTGTCTTTCTCTTCTCGGCTGAGGTCATCAAGATATTCGATAAAGGCAATTTTCTCTTCTTTATTCAGTTTCCGACTCATGCTCTACCTCTTCCATGTCGTAGAGTTTTTCAGATTGTTCCTCTTGTTCAGCTTTCTGCAAGCGTAGTTCATCCTGCCAATCTTCTACAATTGGATTCGATTTAGCTACGTTCTCTCTTGATGTGATCGTTGCAAGAGTAGAAACCACTTGAGCCATTTCTGTATCGTTATTGATTGAGTTCCTTGTCCATGTTTGCTTGATTTTAAGCTTGTCGGACAACCCTAGATGTTTCAAGATCATCTTAACAAGCGTAGCATATCCACTTCTGAACTGAGTTTCCATGTTCCCAGCTTTTAACTCTAAAAGAGAGTATAGGAACTTCAAGGCAACTCCAGAGCTGTTCCCTAATTTGTCTGTTTCAGGGTTAACCCCTTGGCCACTGATAAAGATTTGTTTCTTAGTCCGCTCTAAAATCAGATTTCTTGCTTCGGTTGGAATGTCAATCGCAATAGTTGTAACTCCCGACTGGTCTCCCATACCGTCATTGTCCATCTTAATCATCTTGTAGCGTTTCAAATCTTCTAGAAACTCTTGCTTGTCCTGCCCACCGTAGTTTGTAAGAACGAAGATAACCTCTTGAACATCATCTGTATCATTGACAAACCCACTAAAGACCTTGTCATAAACATCAACTAGGTCTTTGATTGGTTTCAAGTCGTTGGTCTCGATTTCATTGTTTTTAAACGGAATAAAAGGAACAAGACCAAAATCGTGCTTGAAACTATTGTCGCTTGAGCGGTCGCCATTCATGGTATCAATCAAAGAGATTGCTTGGAATGTCTCTAATTCTTCCAGTGGCTTATTTTCTTCGTGGCGATAGAAAGAACACTCTTTATCGTTCCAGTATTCGTAAACAGTGTAATTCTTACCATCTGTTTCATCTATGCTAGAGTATACTCGCAGTACACCAATCAACTTCTTATCCAAAGACTTTGAGTAAATTGGTATCACTTCTTTTGAGTCCACGCAAGCGTATCTAAACGAGTTATCACTAGCATCTTTCCAAACGTGAAGCCAAGCAATACCAGCATTTCCTGCATTCACACAAAGTTGCTTACTGATACGTTCATAATCGTCTCCTAAGACGTCTACAATCTTATCGTTGACGCTTTTATCGTCCACATCGAATGTAGGCGGATAGGTCAACGCATAAGCCTTTTTCTGGTCAAGCAATAACTGGTGCCAGTTGTGACTAATACGGTTGTCGGCGTTACGAAAAGCATTATCTTCTGCTTTTGCTTCGTTCTCTGCGCCTTTCTTATCGGCAGGCTTACGCTTCCGTTTAATATCATTCTCGTTGCGATAGTATTTCTCGGCATCAGCTGCTTGTGAGACAAACTCTATGTGCTTAACCATCTGCGACGAGATTATTTTTTTAATTACTTCTATTTCCAAACAGTCATACCTCCTGACTTGAATAATACTGTGTAGCAGAAATAACGCAGGGCGTCCATTGCGTGGTCAAATTGCTTGATAGGCTTGTCTTCGCCATTTGCCGAGGCTTTCTCGTCCCAGACATAAGCGTGGAACTCTTTCAGCGTATTCACACAACTCTCATGTACTGCTATTTTCTCTTGGCCCAGCATAGAACCAACAAAACGAATGCCTTCAAGGACATTATTTCTAGCTTTTTTGATTCTATATCCTCTCTTCTTCAATTCAGCAATGAATGAAGCTGCAGACGGGTCAATAATGATTCGTTCGATGTTCGTATCGCCTAACCAAGCAGTTAGATCATCAGCGTACTCAGCATTGGTTTTCTGTACGTTCTCGTCACGACCTGAGTAATAATATTCCCTTGTTAAGTAATACTTGCCATTGATATCTTTTTCCCACAAAAGAAAAACGGTCGCATTCTGCGTACCGTAGTCAACCGAAACATATTTGCCCGGTTTGCTCATTTCTGGCAAAGTTGATACAACATGCTTATCTTTACTGAACATATCGTAGACAATACCTTCTGCAACCGTCCAAAGCCCCTGGATGTAGCGCTGATAGAAAACACCTTGATATTGACTTCTATAACGCTTCTTGATGTTCTCTGAAAGAGAAAGGTTGTCGTCCATATCAAAATGCAGATAAAGCATATTCTTTGATTCTGCTTTGTCTATCCAGTTAACTTTAAACCAATGATAAGGCCCGTCTGGGTTGCAGTTAAACCACCACTTCGAACCTGTCACAGAGCAACGCCCTGTGCCCTGGTTAACAAAGGACTCAGGCATAAGCGCTACTTCATCGAAAAAGATACCTGCCAGCGTTAAACCTTGAATAAGATCCTGTGAACTTTCGTCCTTACCACCGAAAATATAAAAATCATTCGACACGTCGCCTTTTGAGATTTCTATCAAATTATCCGTCCGATGATAGACGTAGCTAAAACCTCTTGACTGTATCATAACCAATAACAGTTTCAGGACGTTACGATTAAAAGAGCCGATTGTCTTTCCGCACATCGCAAAGTTCTGATGGTTGAATGATGTCATCGCCCAGATAACAAAAGAAAGGCTCATAGAGACAGTCTTGCCAGAACGGATAGCACCATCAGCAATGATGCCTTCTGACTCATGAACTGGAGAATTCCAAAACCACCAATTTAGCACCTTTTTCTGCTTTCTGCTAAAAGGTTGAAAGTCGAATGCATTGGTCTTTATTTTTCTTCTCGCCACGTTTCTTCGACCATCCCTTCTAATGCTTTGATAAAGCCATCATCATGTACATTCTCAGGCTCATTGTCAGGTAGTTTAGATTTCAGAATCTCAATTCTCAATCTCTGCTCCTCTGTAGCAAGGCTTGAGCGAGTCAATTCATCATATGTTTTAATCATATTTCTAAGTTCTGACTGTATTCTTGCAATTGCAGCTAACGCCTTACCTTGTTTATCCCAAGCAGTGTGAACTTCATAGCTTTCTCCGCCTTTTGCTGTGCTTGCAATAAGCATAGTGGTTGTATCATCAACATCCTGAACGTACAGAATGCGCTGGGCATGCAAAAGATTAGCATAGGTTAGCTGAATGTTCTCCCAAAGAATATCAATTGGTTGCTTATCTGCCAGTTGCTCGTATATCTCATGCACTCCTTGTGGTAGATACTTAGCAAACAAGCCGTGTTTAAGGGCATTTTGCGAGCCTTTAGGCGCTCCATGACCAACTGCGTTCTTATTCCCTTTGGGTGCACCTCTTGGATTTTTGGGTGCACCCTTTTTTATACGAGTCCAATTATGCCTACGTTGCCATGATTTGACTGTGTTGATTGAGACATCATGTTTAGTAGCAATGTCTTTGTACTTCATTCCTGCCTCATAGTCTTTGCGTGCTAGTTCGCTTTTTTCCATGCCCTCCTCCCTGATTTGTTTATTTTGTAAATCAAAAAAAGCCACACGATGTGCGACCTTTCTGCAAGACGACTACTACCTTACATGTTAATTAGTAATCAATTTGAAAGTTTTCCTTTTTTTATTTTTTTGTAGTCTTTACAACCTCTGAGGGAATCAAACCCTCTAGCTTATAACTTATCCGGAATATAATTAGCTACGCAACCATGCGAGGTTCGGTCGCTTCTGCAACCATTTTTAAGTTAATGAGTGATATATGAATGCTAAGCCTACTGCCTACCCCATTCTGGGACACAAACACTCAAATGACAGTAGCTGGAATTGAACCAACTGGTCTAGCAGTAAAACGCACGTTTGGTAAAAGTTTCAAGGAGACCCAAACAACCTGCTAACCTGTCCTTACTGTCTAAGAGGCCGAAGCCTCAGAAATAAAATGAAAAAATAAAGGAGATATCAATGAACGAAATAGAGGGAGGGGCTCGAACCCTCAATGTCTTTACGACACCCTGATTTCAGGTAACCATCTACCAAATTCTGAGACCTCTTTTTTCAATTCTTGATACTACCATTTTATCAGAATTACAAAACTGTGCTAACAAGTATCATTTTTTCCTGTACGGTTTTGTAAAGTTCAATTTAGTTCAATTCTCTCCAAAACCTCATTCAGTTCAGAGATAGCCATATTCCGCCAGGTGTAGAAAGTTGTTCTGCTGATTTCCATTTTGTCACAAATATCATCAACATACATCTTAGTAATGTAAGTCATTCTCAAAATTGTCCGATGCTTCGGATTTGTTAACTTATTGATCATTCGACCTAATTCAAGTTTTCTGTTAATAACCACTTTAGTATCCTGCTCTATAGCCTCTTTCATCACGACAAGCTGAGTATAGACATCATCAACTTTTCTAGTTTGACCGCCTTGGACTTTGACGTCTGTCCACTTAGGACTTGAGAGCAAACCTGCCTCAAGCTCATTGATTTCATCTATACGG